AAATAGGGCAACTGATAACAGAAGATGTCGGGTTCTTGAATGGCATCTGTATACTGCATATAGATTAACTCACAAAAGACTTAGGAATACTGCTGTCTTTGAGTCGCAGTCAACTAATACTATATAGTGATCTTTAAGGTCGTCATAGAGTATGTGTATGATACGAGCTATGTTATAGCCACTATATACACGATCCTGACAGCGATCCAATTGCTCTAGGGTGTAGTCAAACGTATATAACATACCAAATGGTTGCAAGCACAATGCTTACTGCTAGTGATAAGAGTTTATGATCCATACGATATTTAACCATAGCTAGCAGATTGGCAATTGGCCCCGCTGCGTGTATAGAGTGAGTGTACGTGTATAGTGAGTATATGCGTATACGTATATAGAGTGTGTGTAGAGTGGCACAGGGTCAAGAAGCCTGCGGCAGCTCTGGGGAATGGTTTAGATAACGGCTCAGTAGATGCAAAAAAGTGTGAAATACTGATCGGGTGTTGGGGGCTGAGTTGCGTATAGGCCCCGCTGCGTAGGGTATGGTTTCGTAATGTGTGTGAAATAGTGCAATAAAGTGTGAAATTGTGTGAATTTTTTGTAAGCCTCATAAGCCATTCACCTGACCGTGCTCAAACTCTTGTAAATCTAGCCAGAACTCTGCTCAAATGACTCTTTCTACCATGATTTCACTCTAGATAAATGGCTGCGCCAGTATTTATCACCATATAATCACGGTGGTTTACTGTGTACCAATGCGTATACAGTGCCAACCGTACACCACAATAGGCCCCGCTGCTGGATTGTGCGTATACAGTGTATATGTATACGTATAGACCTACACTTAAATATAGTATGCATGATGTCCCTCCTGGTGTTCTATTACTATATACAGCTAACAAGGGTGTATATACAGCTAGAGTCTACTCTACTACTGTAAGAGAGTTCGTGCCCGATCCATTAGTCAGCCCAAAACCTCGGGCATTTGTCGCATTGGCCCCGCTGCTATATACAGCATTTCAGGTTGACAAAACCATTAAATGATCATATACTATATACATGCTGAAGAAAAGACTGTTATCCAGAAGCAGAGATCCATTGCAACTATCAAATACAACGCCTATGACACTACCAGATGAACGTTATCGCAGCATCATGCAGGCTCGACGCTTGCTGCAAGAACTCTGTGATCCCAAATTGACTCCTAGAGTAGCTGCGGGAATTCGTGATCGTGCTCGTGGGGCTCTTAGACATTATCCTAGTGATTGGGATATGCAGCGTACAGCACGTATGGCTCCAGATGTGTTCCAGGAACGTATGGAAGATCTACACCGTTTTGTAGCTGCGGGATCGCGTGATCGAGAGGATACGCAGCAGTAAGATTTAGGGCCTCTAGCTCATGTTGGTTAGAGCAGCGGACTCATAATCCGTTGGTGCCGTGTTCGACTCACGGGGGGCCCACCACAATTAATTAACAGTAGCGACCTTGGTGAAATAGGTAGACACAAGAGACTTAAAATCTCTCGCAGCAATGCATTCCGGTTCGATTCCGGAAGGTCGCACCATATAGCAGCATATCCCAGCCCTTAGCTCAGTTGGATAGAGCAACAGCCTTCTAAGCTGTAGGTCACTGGTTCGAATCCAGTAGGGCTGGCCACTCAGCTGCTGTTGCTGCACACTGCTGCGGTAACAGTTACGCAGCAGCTGGGATCACGTTACTGAGCGTGACAGTGCCACTAATTTTCTGTTCGCGAACGCCAACTTACGCCAATCTGTGGCATTTTGGCTACAGTTTGGAAACCCTATGCTCAGTAGGGTTATTAAACGTTTGGTTGACGAAATCGCCAAACGGCGCTATAATAGACACATGACACAGACAAACACCATTCGTAAAAAGCGCACAGACCGCAATCATATCATATATGAGTTGCGTGTTGCGGGCGGCAACTATATAGGCGTCACTGCTAAGACAGAGGCTACTATTAATAAGAGCGTGTTGGCTCGGGCGGCCAAGCACTTCTATCGTGCTAAGAAAGAAGCTAAGGATTGGGCATTGTGTAACGCACTGCGCACTCTCAGCGACAAGAGCGAGATAGAAGTATACGTACACGAAGTGGTTCGCGGCAAGGCTGCGGCACATAAGCGTGAAGTAGAATTGCGTCGCATGTTGGCCCCTACACTGAACACTGACTGCCGCGGTGATTAAGCAGGGGTTGACAGATTGGGCGAATGGCACTATAATAGACACATACACACACAAAGGAGCGAGAAATGACATTCACAGAAGCTATGGTCTTGATCAATGAAGTACAAGAACAGCATAACGAGCCTCTCTTAGAGACTCTACAGCGTATGGATCACAGTCTCTTTGACTATGATGCAGAGCAACGCACAGCCTTTCGGGTTGTGATGAACGACTTCCGCAAATTGTTTGCAACTGCCTAAGGAGCCAAAATGAAAGCACTAGCTAAATTTATCGAGCAAAAGAATCACTGGAACTCATTCTTCCAGGGCGAGCAATACGAGATCGCTACAGCGGCAGGACGTCAACGTGTTGCAGACATGATTGACAGCTGCCTTAGTCCAGAGAACTTGACCTGCGATGGCGAACTGCCCCGTGCAGAAGTTAACCGTCGCTATAAAGAGTTGATGACTGCCGCCAAGCAATTGCGCTCTTTGGATCCTGCTGTTAAGTTCTACGAATACGATGAGGCTATCTAAATGAGACACTACGAAGAATTGGCTAGCTACGAGCGTGAAGGCTACGAGATCATTGTAGACAAGAGCTGGGAGGATTTGGACCCTAAGGACTGCTTCGACGAAAGCTGCTACGACATGAAAGAACTGTATGCAGACATTGAGTCCGGCAGGCTGGACTGGTTCATGCTGCGTGTACGTGTACTCGTAGAGGGTCTAGAGCTAGACTCGGAGTACTTGGGTGGCTGCTTGTATGCAGATGCCCGCGAAGTGCTCACGGACGGTACAGCAGAGGATCTTATTGCACAGAGCATGGATAATGCTAAACAGCAGGTCTACAGGCTCTACAAGAAGTTTCAGGACCTGAGCTGGGAGCTGGATGCTGCTGGGGTTGACAGGGCTGCTGTTTGAAGCTATAATAGACACATACACTAACTAACTAGGAGCGCAAAATGGGTACACGTTCACGCATTGCAGTCATGCATGGTTCAGTATGCAAGTCAGTATACTGCCACTGGGATGGCTATTTGGATAACAACGGCAGGATTCTGCAGGAGTACTATGATTCAGCAAAAGCCAACAACCTTGTGGCCCTTGGGGACCTCAGTAGCCTACGCCCTAACATCGGCGAGAAGCATGCCTTTAGCCAATTTGATCTTACCACAGAAGAGCGTGAGCAATACGAGTTGGCACACGGAGATTCATGCACGTTCTACGGTCGTGACAGGGGCGAAGAGGGTTGCGACTTTAAAGTAGCACACACCTTTGAGGAGTTCCTGGAGCAGGTTAACTATTGTGGCGCTGAGTACTACTATGTCATGAAGGACGGTGTTTGGTATGCGGGTGCCATATATGACACAGACGGGCTAGTTAAGGGTGGGCTTGTATCATTGCATGATGCACTAGAAACCCTAGAGATTGACGGGTAATAGACAACTAGGGGTTGACAAGACCCCTGGTGTTTGCTATAATAGAGACTTACTAACACACACATGGAGCGAAACATGCCAGCAATTATTGAGATCAACGAAGGTACTTACAAAATCCGCGGTCGTGACACATCAATGTCAGGGTGCCGTTTTGAGCTTGTAGAAGGATTCAAGTTTGGTAGTACAGGTGGCTTTGTCACAGTTAACGGAGCAAGTATACAGCCTGCCCAATCCGGCGTGCCTGAGCGTAATATTAAGATCAAGTGCGAAGGCATTGAGAGCTATACTGTAGTCTCTGAGGTAGCACATTCACCAGTAGGAGACAAGAGTTTGGAACAGATTAAAATTAGTGACAGCGTGGTTGCGCACATCCCAGACGAAGAGATCATTGAGAAGACTCGTGCTCGCTTCCAAGTACTGTCAGACATGACTAAGGCTGTGAAAGCAGGCGATGTTCGTGCAATGATTGTCACAGGCCCCCCAGGCGTAGGCAAATCGTTTGGCGTTGAAGAAGTGCTCACTAAGGACGACTTGTTCAATACACTAGGCGAGCGTAAGCCACGCTATGAGATTGTGAAAGGTGCTATGAGTGCCATTGGCTTGTATGCCAAGCTCTACGAGTTCTCTGCAGAGAAGAATGTGATCGTGTTTGATGACTGCGACTCGGTATTGTTGGACGACTTGAGCTTGAACATTCTTAAGGCAGCTTTGGACAGTTCCAAGAAGCGTACTATTAGCTGGAACACAGACAGCCGTATCTTGCGTTCAGAAGGCATCCCAGACCGCTTCGAGTTCAAAGCAGGTGCTATCTTTATCACCAATATTAAGTTTGAGAATGTGCGAAGCAAGAAGCTACAAGATCACCTTGCCGCTCTTGAGAGTCGTTGCCACTACATCGATCTGCAGATGGACACAGATCGCGAGAAGGTCTTGCGCATTAAGCAGATCGTACAAGACGGCATGTTGGATGCATACGAGTTCGCTGACGTTCAGCGTGACGAGGTTGTAGACTTCATTGTTGACAATCGCTCTAAATTGCGTGAGCTCAGCTTGCGTACTGTTTTGAAGGTAGCAGACTTGCGTAAGGCATTTACTGCAAACTGGAAAGCAATGGCTGAAGTCACTGTTATGAAGCGAGGCGTCTAATGGAAGGGTGCCAATACATAGGCCCGGAGCAGGTCTCCGGACCTTTTACAATGTGTGGATGTAAAACACTGTGGCCTGGCAAGGTCTATTGCGAAGAGCACGTCTGGAAGGTCTATCAGAAGGGCACCAGCAAAGGCAACAAGCGCAAACTCAAAGAGATTGAGAATGAGCTTGCTGAGATTAAACGTTTGCAAGAAATTGCGGAGATTGAAGATGCGTAATATGTTTCTAGTCGTAGGGTTCGCGGTGCTCATCATTGCTCTTGTTGTTCTAGGACCATTGGCAACCATTTGGGCATTGAATACCTTGTTCCCCATCCTGGCCATCCCCTACAACTTCTATACGTGGGCGGCTGTTTTGGTTATGAGTGCCTTCTTCCAAACGAAAGTGTCCGTAAAGAAGTAAATTGGCAAAATTGTTGTTGACCTTGCCCAGTGGATCCTATATACTAGTATGACGCTGTTAGGAAACAGCCATAACAAAGGAAACTTAAAATGAAACGATTCAATCCAGAAACAAAGACTTTCAAAGTCTTCAACACACTCTACAACGGTAAGAGTTTGACACCAGCCCAAGCAAAGAAAATGGGCATTGGTAACTTGGCAGCAGAAGCTAGCCGCATCCGTCAAGCAGGCTACGCTGTCTACACAAACAGCCGCAAAGCCGCTAATGGCGTTCAAGTTACTGAATACGTGATGGGCAAGCCTTCACGTGAAATCGTTGCTCTAGGCTACAAAGCTCAAGCAATGGGCATCACGCTCTAAAGCGGTTTCATAAAGACAAGCCGATTCGCTCCCGGGGCGTCTTTTGAGGGTGTTGTAGAAATACAACGCCCTTTTTCATTTCTGGCACTCCAGCCTGGTTGACAGTTTGGGCAAGAGGCTATATAATAACAACATAGACAACAACGGAGCGAACAATGTTTACAGCAGATCAAGTGTGGGGCCTGGCAGTAGCCGCAGACCGCATCAATGGTGGCTACTTCAAAGAAGATGTCTACGTTATGGAGAACCAATGCCAAAAGCGAGTCACGCAGGCCAACAAGCTGATGGTCAAGCAATGGCTCCGCGAAGGTGCGTTCTCAGAAGCAACTGAAGCTGACATCGAGAAGGGTCGTGAGGTTCGCAACTACTTCAACGGCTTCCTGCTCAAACAGATTTCAGGTAAGATCAACGACTTCGAGCAACAGGCACTCCGCATCGCACAGATGGACGAGTTCACGGGCAAGAACATGTTGGAGTTTGCCATCGTAAGCTGCTTGCCCAGCGTGATGCTGCGTGATCAAAGCAAGAACGAGTTGGCACGTGAAGTCCGTGCTTCTACTCAATTGCAGGGTGCTGTAGGCGACAAGATCCAAGGCGAGATCGAGGTTGTCAAGTGCTACTATTCGCAAGAATACAACAAGTTTCGTATCACTGCAAAACTGGTTGACAGCTTCGTGGATTTCTGGTATAATACTAACATGGACGCAGGAGATCGTGTTAGCATTAAGGCTAAGATCAAAAGCGTTCGTGGCGATAATACAACACAATTAAACTTTGTAAAAAGAGTCTAAAAGGGTTGACAACTGAGGTAAATGGTGTTATACTATTAACACTGAGAAAGCAACTTTAACTGAGAAAGAAAGAGGTCTTATTATGGCAAAGTCAACAGACATTAGCGTTCGACAAGTTGGTCCCAAGAACGCAAAGAAATCAATTCGTTTCGCAATCAAGAAACGTCGTCCAGTGTTCCTGTGGGGTCCTCCAGGCATTGGTAAGTCAGACATCGTCAAGCAGATTGGCGAGGACGCAGGTCGCGAAGTCATTGACGTTCGTTTGGCCCTGTGGGAACCTACAGACATTAAAGGTATCCCCTATTACAATGCAGATCAAGGCAAGATGGTTTGGGCTCCCCCAGCAGAGCTTCCTACTGACCCAGAGTCAACCGCAATTATCTTCTTGGACGAGCTGAACTCTGCTCCTCCTGCGGTACAGGCCGCTGCCTACCAATTGATCCTCAACCGCCGTGTTGGTACCTACGAACTGCCCAAGGGCGTTGACGTAGTGGCCGCAGGTAACCGTGAAGGTGATCGTGGTGTCACATACCGTATGCCTGCTCCGCTGGCTAACCGTTTCATTCACTTGGAAGCAAAGGTAGACTTTGATGACTTCCAGGAGTGGGCTGTTATGAATGACGTTCACCCTGAGGTGTTGGGTTATGTGGGTTTTGCCAAGCAGGACTTATACGACTTCGATCCCAAGAGTGTCTCTAAGGCGTTCGCTACTCCACGCTCGTGGGTGTTCGTAAGCGACCTGCTCAAGGACGAGGACTGCGATGTTGACACCATGCACAATTTGGTTGCGGGTGCCGTAGGTGATGGCCTGGCTATTAAGTTTATGGCTCACCGCAAGATTGCAGGACGCTTGCCTAAGGCGTTGGACATCTTGGAAGGCAAGGTCAAGGACCTGCAGATCAAAGAAGTGAGTGCCATGTATTCCTTAACCGTTAGCCTGTGCTA